GGGCACGGTTCCTCACCACCGACCCGGCCGACGCCTTGTTCGAGGTGGCTGAGATTCTCCGCAAAGCATCCGTCGAAGGCTGGGACATGCTGAAACTTCAGCAGGCGATCAGCCAAACCGACTGGTCCGTTGAAACGCTGCCGAGGGCACGCGAGTTGCAGTCCCTTGAATCAATCGACCCGCAAGCCGCCGGCGTCCTGATCGACACCGAAGCCGACAAAATCCGCATGGCGGCACAAAGCCTCGGGCTGGTTCTTGACGCTGCACGGGTCAACCAGATCGCCCGCCGTTCCTACATAGAACAGTGGTCGTCTTACGAGGTCGGCCAAAACATGTTGCTGGAAGCCAACTGGGAGCCTGGTGCCGCCGGCGGCATGGTTGAAGACAACCTGGTTGCCGTCAACGCCTTGGCCGACGACTACATGGTTGGGCATTTGTTGACAGACGAGTCCCGTCAAGGCTGGGCGGAGAAACTGTATTTGGGTGATGAATCAGCGGAAAGCCTCGGCGCAGAGTTCTCCCGGCTAGCCAAGTCAACATTTCCGATGCTCACAGATCGTCTCGACAAGGGTTACACGATGCAGGAGATTCTGTCCCCGTACCGGGCGGAGATTGCCCGACACTTGGAGTTGTTGGACCCGTCGGGTATTGATTTCGTCAACGATGAGAAGTACCAGCCGTTCCTGTACGGGGCGGGTGTTGACGGTACGTCGATGTTGACGATTGCCGATGTCGGGCAATACATCCGTACTGATGCGAAGACGAGGCCGTTGTGGGAGAGAACAGATAAGGCGAAGGGTGAGGCGAGGTCGTTCGCTGACTTTATTGGCCGCAAGTTCGGGGGGTTGGGCTAATGGCTATAGACATCATCACCGGCAAAGTATTCCAGCCCAAGTTTGAGGGGCAGCGCACCGCCGTTGATCTGGAAGCAATCATGGATGCAGAAGGCTTGTCTGCTGAGGAAGCGGTCGCTCAGGTGTTGGAGGAGCGGCACGCCGGCACCTATTACACGGCGACGGTTGCTGACGTTCAAGCCGAATACGACCGGCTGCACGAAGAAGCGTTGAAGGATGACCCGGATGCGGAACGTCAAGTCGTCACCCCAGAAGAGGCCGTTCAAGTTGAACAGCGGATACCCAATCTGGCGGCACAGACGATGGGCCAGTTGGCTGGTGGCGGCACGAACCCGTTTCTGCGGACAGAAGCCGGGTTGGACGCCTGGGTGCCTATCGACGCCCAAGGCAACCCGCTTGATTACGGCGTTCCAATAGATCCCGCGTATACCGCTTCACATGGGTTCAGCGGTGGTGGTGGCTTCGATGACGGCTTCGGTGGTGGCGACCAGGGTGGCTTCGATGACGGCTTCGGCGGTGGCGACCAGTTCGGCGGTGGCTTCGATGACGGCTTCGGCGGTGGCGACGACAACACGACCGCTACCGGCATCATGCGGGACGCCTTACGCAGTTTCGGTCTGGAGGCGCTACTGGATGACCCATCGCTAGACCTTGTAAACGCTTGGGTTCGTACCGGCGACATGGAAGCCGTGTGGGCGCAGGTCCGTGAATCCGACCCGTACAAGACGCGGTTCCCAGGGATGCAGCAACTAGCCGACCTGGGACGAGCCGTCAGCGAAGAAACCTACGTCGCCCTCGAACGGTCCTACGCCCAAACACTCCACCAATACGGAATGCCAGCCAGCTTCTACGACGACCCCTCCGACTTCGGAGACCTCATCGCCGGCGACGTATCAGTCGCAGAGTTCACCAACCGTGTCGCCTTGGCATCAGAAGCCGCCCAAGCAACAACCGGCGAAGTGCGTGACCAACTATCTGCCTATTATGGAATCAACGAAGGTGACATAACTGCCTATTACTTGGACCCGGAGAGAGCCACATCTATATTTGAAGAACGTGAACGATTGGGAGCAGCCCGGATCGGCGGCATAGCCGCAGAAACCGGATTTGGCACCATCGGCCGTCAAACCGCAGAACGCCTTAGGGCCGCTGGGGTTACTGAGACTAAAGCTCGTCAGGGTTTCCAGGAAATAGCGCAGTCCACCATCGCGGAAGAATCCGTGGGCGACATAGGTGATATCACCCGTACCCAACTGGTTGGTGCAGAGTTTGGTACCGACCCGGAAGCGGCGCGTCGCATAGAGAAACGGCGGCAAACCCGGTTGTCCAAGTTTGCTCAAAGCGGTGGTCCGGCACTAACCCAGGGCGGCTATATAGGGCTTGGTTCGGCCAAATAGTATCCCCGGTTAGTTGCCTTCGGACACGGGTTAGTGGGGGCTGTTATTGTTTCTTTTAGATGTTGACGGCCGCGGAATCTGAATCCGTGGGAGCTGCAACATCGACCACCACCCATCGGCCTCCCCGACGGGTGCGACAAGGGCAGGGAGTGAACATAGATGGCTGAGATGCAAGAGTCTGAGACTGTCGAACTAGAAGACGGCGACGAACCGAAACGCAGTTGGCGGCGGGATCTCGAAGACCGGGCGAAAACGGCGGAGACGAAAGCCTCCGAGTTGGAAACCCAGTTGGCAGGGTTGCAGCGGGCAGAAGCGTTCCGGTCGGCAGGAATCGACCCAACTGATTCACGTCAATCATATTTCGTAAAAGGGTATGACGGCGAAATCGAGTCGGAAGCGATCCGAACGGCAGCAGTCGAAGCAGGGTTCATCAGTGGTGAACCTGGCGGAGATACGCTTCCTGACAATGTGGTGGCTCTCCCGGGTTCGGGGGATGTAATCACTTTGCATCAGGAGTTGGCTGCACAGCAGAGGATCGCTGAGGCTGGGGTTGCTCCACCGGTTCAACCGGTCGATCTGAACACTCAGATCGGGGCTACGCAGAATGAAGCCGAGTTGAAGGCTTTGATGCGGTCGCATGGCTACGAGTTCGACGTTCAAGGATAAAGGCTCTCCCTTTCCCTTGGAGTAACAACTAGATGGCTTATACACAGAAGTCATCGCTTTCTAGCGATCAGGTAGCCTTCGAGCAGTTGGCGTATTTCGCGTACCGGTCAAACCCGTTGCATGATTCTTACGCTTCTGTGAAGGCAACACGTCAGTCCCATCGTGGTTCTGGTGTGACGTTCAACATCTATGCGGATCTGTCGCAGGCCACTTCGGCTTTGACAGAGACTTCGGATGTGACGGCCGTCGCTATGAGCGATTCAACCGTGACCGTGAGTCTTGTCGAATACGGCAACGCGGTCATCACCACGGCAGCCCTCAGAGGCCAGTCGTTTCTCAGCGTAGATTCCGATGCGGCAAACATCGTCGGTTACAACGCTGCTGACAGCATGGATCAGGTAGCAGCAGACGTTTTGCAGGCCGGTTCCAACGTGAAATACATCGGGCAGTCAAGCCGCGGTGCGATCACGTCGTCCAACACGATCACTTCGTCAGCTGTGCGTGAGCAGGTAGCGGCGTTGCGTTCGGCTTCGGTGCCTACATTCTCGGGTGGGTCGTACATCGGGTTCATTCACCCTGATGTTGTCTACGATTTCATCGAGGGGACAGCGGTCACGGATCTGCGTTCATTCCAGATTCGTCAGGACGCTGCCGGTGTCCGCCAGGGAAGCATCGGGGTGTTCGATGGAGTTGACTTCATTGAGACTCCGCGTGCACTTCTGGTGGCTGACGGTGGGTCCACGACAACCGATGTCTATGGCACGGTTCTGATCGGCCAGCAGGCGTTGGCGAAGGCTTACAGCACCACTTACGGGGAGAACCCGTCTGTTGTGTTCGGCCCGGTGACCGATTCGCTGCGCCGTTTCCAGCCGGTTGGCTGGTACAGCATGTGCGGTTACGGCCGTTTCAGGGAGGCTGCGATCCGTCGGATCGAATCAGCTTCCAGCATCGGCTCCAACTAGGGGTCGTGACGTTTATTGACGGGGGCCGGGGTCTGGCAAGCGCCTCGGTCCCCCGTCGATGAGCGAGAGGAGACGTGTCGTGGGTTACAAGGTGCGGAAGCCTCGGAGGCCGAAGCGGTGACTGACGGCAAGTATGCGTCGGTTGGTTTTTTGACGAAGCGCGGCGCGTCTAATCGTAAACCTGTTCTCAGGGACTCTGACGGCAAGGTCGGTGGGGTCCAAACCGAGCATTGGGATGGGCGTGTAGACGCCAAGGTTGTTCCTGCTTCGGTTGAACTTCGAGTCATCCAGGGAGGTGACCGGTAATGGCTGTTTCAGCCTCTGGGCTTTTTGTGCCCACGTTTTTAGACATTCTGGATGCGACACAGTTGGCGGTGAATACGGGGTCGGACACGTTCAAATGCGGAATGATTACGAACTCGGCTACCCCCGATTTTGATACTCACGACGAGTGGGCTGACCTGTCTGGCAACGAGGTCAGTGGCACCGGTTACACGGCGGGTGGTGCTGCGCTCACGTCGGTGACGTTGACGGGGTCGTCGGGGACGATCACGTTTGATGCCGCGGATGTGTCGTGGACTACTTCGACTATTTCTAGTGCCCGTGCCGCGGTTGTGTATGACGACACGTTGACGGGCGACAAGTTGGTGGCGTTGGTCGATTTCGGTGCCGACTACAGCTCTAGTGCTGGGACGTTCACGATCACTTGGAATGCGTCCGGTATTTGGACGCTGGATTTGACTCCGTAGGGGGCTGAGGTATGGCTACGAACTACCCGACGAGTCTGGATACGTCTTCGACGACGTTGCGGACCGATATTGCTTCGACTGACGACCTGGATGCGTCGGGTAAGGAGCATGATCTTCAGACGAACAATGTGAATGCTGCGGCGATTGCTGTGGAGACGAAGCTGGGTACGGGTGCGTCGAATGCTGCGTCGGCTACGGCTGGTCATGTGTTGACGCATTCGTCTGGTGGGGCTACGGCGTGGGCTGCTACTGGTGATGACACGACGAAACTGCCGTTGGCTGGTGGGACGTTGTCTGGTGCGGTGGTTGCTGCGGATCAGATCATCTCCCGTCCGGTGTTCAAGGATTACGGCGAGACAGCGGTTACGAACGCCACGTCGGGTGCGACGGAGACTCTCGACCTCGAATCCGGCAACGTGTTCGACCTCACCCTGAGCGCCAACTGCACGATCACCCTGTCGAACCCGCCCGCCTCGGGCACGTCTGGTTCGTTCACGCTGATTCTTCGCCAGGACGGCGCCGGGTCGAGGACTGTCACCTGGCCTGCCTCAGTTGATTGGGCTTCTGCTACGGCTCCGACGTTGACGACGGATGCTTCAGCTGTTGATGTGCTCACCTTTATGACGGTGGATGGTGGCACGGTCTGGTTGGGGTTTGTTGCCGGTCAGGCTCTCGGCTGATGCCTCTAGGTGCGGTAAAGGTCGGGCTACTGGGTGCTTCTGGTGGTGGCGCTGCCTTTGAGTATTCAACGACTGGCTCTCCGACCCTCCGAACCCACGGGATCTACACGTCCCTTCATTGGACCGGCTCCGGGAATCTGGTTGTCACCGCTGGATCGGCTGACATCGACGTTTGGGTTGTCTCCGGTGGTGGCGGTGGCGGCGGATCGGGTATGGACGGCGGCGACCCCGGAGCCGGTGGTGGCGGTGCTGGTGGCGCAAGGTCGGTCGGCTTCACCGCACAGACCGTGGAGGCTGGTACGCATGTCGCCACTATCGGAGCGGGCGGTGCCGGTGGCGCGTCGGGCAGTTCGTTCGGGAGTAATGGCACCAATGGCGTGACAAGTTCGTTCGCCATAGACGGAGGCAGCACACTGGCCACGACAGGCGGCGGCGCGGGCAAAAACAACTTCGGCACCGGTTACGCGGGCGGCTCCGGTGGCGGTGCCGGTGGCTATGGGACATCCAGCGGGGGTGCGCACACAGGTTCGGGTGGTCACGACACGGGCGACCAAGAGGGTGAGTCCGGAGGCAGCAGCGGCGGTTCCGGTGGTGCGGGCGGCGGCGGCGGTGGCAAGGGCGGGTCAGGCGGCAATGGTCCCGCCGGCACGAATGCAAACGGTGGTCCCGGTGGCACTAACGGCACAAACGATTACGCCGACGGGTCAACTAGCGGCACCGGTGTTGGAACGTGGGCTGGCGGTGGCGGTGGTGGCCCTTCAGGAACCGGTAGTGCGGGAGCGTCAGGCGGTGCCGGTGCAGGTGCCAGTGGTGTGGCGGGCTCGGCCAGCGGGGGAACTGCGACAGCCAATACGGGTTCCGGTGGTGGTGGTAGCACACAAGACTTCGGCACGGGTGGCACGGGCGGTTCCGGTGCTGTAGTGATCCGGTGGGTCACCTGATGGCCCACTACGCCGAAGTCGTGAACGGCACGGTGCTACGGGTTCTTGTCGTCCACAACGATGTCACGACCGTTGACGGCGTGGAGGACGAGCAGCGGGGCATCGACTTCCTGACCGGCCTGTACCCAGACTCGGGGACATGGGTCCAAACGTCCTACAACGCCAACCAGCGGCACCAATATGCGGGCATCGGTTTTACCTATGACGCTGAGAAAGATGTCTTTATTGTCCCCCAGCCGTTCCCGTCGTGGGCGCTGGACGAGAACTACGTCTGGCAGCCACCGACACCGATGCCTGATGACGGCTCTGTCTACGAGTGGGACGAGGACACGACCTCATGGGTGGAGGTCACTG